GATGCAGAAAGAAAGGGCATGTAATGAAGTTTGTACATTTTAGAGCGACAACATTATGCCCTCGCTGTTTCAACGTTATTTTTAAGGTGGCGTGATGAGCATACTCGGATCTCTTATAGGCCCAGCTACTCAGTTATTAGACAAGGTAATTGAAGATAAGGACGAAAAGAACCGTATTGCTTTTGAGCTAAGCACTCTAGCAGAGCGACATGCTCAAGAGCTTGCCAAAGGCCAGCTAGAAGTAAACAAGGTAGAGGCTGCTTCCAAGTCTTTGTTTGTGGCTGGGTGGCGCCCTTGTATCGGGTGGGTGTGTGCGCTGGGGCTTTTTTACAACACGATCCTTTCAAACATACTGGGTATCTGGGTAGAGATGCCAGAAATAGACACAACGCTGCTCGTCCCCGTTATGATGGGAATGTTGGGTCTTGGCGCGATGAGATCCTACGAAAAAGTTCAAGGCGTAAGTCGGGAGAAATAATGGGTATTGAATTGATAGGCATGTTGAAACGCCACGAAGGTGTGCGTAGCCATGCATATAAGTGTTCAGAAAATATGATTACCGTGGGTGTCGGGCGCAATATAGACGAAAACGGCGGTCTTGGGTTATCTGAAGAAGAAATAGAATATCTTCTGGCTAACGACATAAAGCGTGTGCGAGAAGAGCTTGAAGATACTTACTTTTGGTTTCGCGCACTCAATGAAGCTCGACAAGATGCGATGATTGATATTTGTTTTAACCTTGGTCTCACAAGACTGCGCGGGTTTGTAAAAGCATTGGAAGCAATGTCCCGCGAACAGTTTGATATTGCAGCAGATGAGTTCATGGATAGTCGCTGGAGTAAGCAAGTGGGAAACAGGGCGGTAGAGGTTACGGAGATAATTAGAACCGGAGAATATGCGTAATGATTGACTATAGGGAGCAGTACTTGAAAAGTCCCGCTGCGCAACAGCAATATGGCGTTACGCCAGGGATAGCTGCTCTTGGTCGCCGTTCACAGCTACAGTCCCCTCAGACCTCAACAGGAATAAAAGGTGGAGTTGGTGTTGCTTCTCCCCCTCAAATAAACCCTATCACAGGTCAGGCTTTTTCAGCAGTTAATCTATCCCCCCCACAAGCAGGATCGCTTTTTGGATCAAAGGGGGGTGCAGCATCTTCAGCTCCAGTGATTGCTTCAGAACCTAGCAAATTAACAGAGGCAGAATCTGAAGAGCTGGCTGAAGTGGGTGTAGATGTGCCTTCAAGTTTAATAGAAGCAGCATCACAAGTTACAGCGCCTGTTGCCACCCCTACGCCGGTTGCGGCTCCTGTTGTCGCACCTCAAACAGGAATGTCAGCACAGCCGGATATTGTTCAAGCAGCCGTAGCGAGTCAACTAGCTCCTGGTTCTTTTGATCCAGAAAGCGGTTATTTTTTACCAACAATTTCTGATACAACGCCTGTTGAGCAGGCTCCAAAAATAGAAGATAGACCGCCACCTCAACCTAGAGAGGATGTGGTCATGCCGCCACCGCCGCCACCAACCTTAATCCCCCCAGTTCTTGAGCCTGAGATTGGCCTTGGGGATAGGTTGCGTGGTATGGGCGGTATGTTTGCTAATGTAGTTGCTCCTGGCGATGTGGGATATGAAGAGCTAGCAGCGGCGGCTGAGCCAACAGGGCCAAGAGGGTTCGTAGCTTCTAAGGGTAACTTTGATGGTCGATACCCTTTTTCTTCAGCGCAAACACAGCCAGCGCCGTCACTTCCACCCCCAGTTGACCGTCTTGAACCAGAAGCAATAAGACAGACGATAGAGGCGTCTGTTTCTGAGCCTGCTCCATTACCGCCTCCGCCACCACCTGATGTTCGCATTGATACAGAATTTTTATTCGGTGGAAGAGAGCCGTCAGGCATTACGCCACAGCCCTTACCAACTCCTGCTCAGCCGCCAACTTTGCCGCCTTTTAGTTCGCCAAAATTGTCTAAAGGTTTTACGGATAAGTTAAGAGATCAATTATCGTCGCCAACTCCGCCACCGCCACCGCCTGTGCCGCCAGTGGTTAGTCCACCGATAGTTGCTGAACCTTTACCGTTGCCAGTTCCGTTGCCGCCACCACCGCCGCCGCCGCCTGTGACTGAGAAGCCGACAATCATCTTTACGCCTCAACCACCAATTATGAGGCCACCACCACCGCCGCCACCGCCGCCACCGCCACCTGTGATTGAAAGGCCACCAGCGTTGCCGCCTAGAGCAGAAGTGATAAGACCGCCACTACCCCCGCCGCCACCGCCGCCACCGCCCGTCCCGCCACCAATGATGACGCCAGCGGATCTTAGGGAAGCGGCTGTGCCTATGGCTATGCCAGTGCCGGATATAGTTAGAGCTGCTGCTACACCTATAACTCAACCAATAGGCTTTGACGTAGCTCCACCCCCTGTAGCACCTTTACCGCCACCAATGTTGCCTGTCGCGCCAGCGCCAGTAAGTGCAGGGTCTATGGCAGGATCTAAGGGCGGAGCAGAGCCACAGCTTGCGGATGCATCTTTTGTTGGGATTACTCCCCCTGCGAACATCCCAGCTTTGCCGCCAGTAGCCCCCGTTCTTTTGCCTAAGACACCTAGAAGACGCATAGAGGCTGTTGCAGATCCAAGGTTGCCCAGGTTTATTCCGCCGCCAGGCATATAGTATGACGTTAACTAAAGTTAGTTTTGCCCCAGGAGTTAACAAAGAAGGCACAGAGTACACCGCTGATGCAGGATGGTTTGACTCGGACAAGATAAGATTTAGGAAAGGTCGCGTAGAAAAGATTGGTGGATGGCAGAAGTATACAGATCAAAGCTTTTTGGGCGTGTGTAGATCTTTGCACAATTGGTCATCTTTAGAGTCAATAAACTATTTAGGCGTTGGCACTAATCTCAAGTTTTATGTTGCAGAAGGTGCTGGTTACAACGACGTTACCCCTCTTCGTCTGACAACTGGAGCAGGAGATGCCACTTTTGCAGCGACAAACGGCTCGTCAACTATAACAGTCACAGAGAATGGTCATGGCGCAGTTGTTAATGATTTTGTTACTTTTAGTAGCGCTGCTTCTTTGGGCGGCTTAATTACAGCAGCCGTTTTAAATCAGGAGTATCAGATTACTTCTGTTCCAACGACAAATACCTTCACCATAACTGCAAAAGACACAAACGGCACTGAAGTAATTGCAAACTCTAGCGACACTGGCAACGGTGGAAGCTCAACCGTTGCGGCTTATCAAATCAACACTGGTTTAAACACCTTTGTTCAAGGCACTGGTTGGGGCGCTGGCACCTGGAGTTCTGGCACTTGGGGTAGCTCAAGTAGTATAGCCGCTGCCGGTCAGCTAAGACTTTTTAGCCAAGATAACTTTGGTGAGGACTTAGTATTTAACGTCAGGGGTGGGGGTGTTTATTACTGGGATGAAAGTTCTGGGACAGGCACTAGAGCTATAGAGATCGGGTCTCTTGCAGGGGCTTCAAACACCCCCGTGGTTGCTTTAAAAATTTTAGTCTCTGATGTGGATCAGCACGTTATCGCCTTTGGCTCTAATCCAATTGGCTCTTCGACTATTGATCCATTGCTCGTTAGATTTTCTGATCAGGAGAATGCAGCAGATTGGACGCCAACTGCGACCAATACAGCCGGTGGGGTAAGAATAAACTCTGGCTCAGAAATAATTGGTGCGATCCAGACTAGGCAAGAAATACTTGTTTTTACAGATGTAAGCTTGCATTCAATGAGATTTACGGGCGCTCCTTTTACGTTTCAGTTTTCTACGTTAAGCACCGATATCTCTATGATCTCGCCAAACGCAGCGGTTAACGCTAGAGGCTCCGTGTACTTTATGGATTCTGGTGGTTTCTATGTTTATAACGGCTCAGTGCAGCCTTTGCCATGCAGCGTAAAAGAACATGTGTTTTCTAATCTAAACAAAGGCCAGGCGTTCAAGGTTTTTGCCGCAGAGAACAATGACTTTTCTGAGGTAATTTGGTTTTACCCTGTAGGCACCGATGACACAGAAATAACCAACTATGTTTCTTACAACTACGCAGAAAATCTTTGGGCTGTAGGGACATTGAATCGTGGTGCATGGATTGGTTATTCAAAGAACTCTAACCCAATAGCATCTAGCGTGAACACTGGTGTCACTGACGCGAACTATTTATACAACCATGAAACGGGCTTTGATGATGACGGATCGGCAATGACTGCATTTGTGGAGTCAGGCGATCTAGAAATAGGCGAAGGTGATCGCTTTATGATGATAAGTCGTATTGTTCCAGACTTTAAATTTAGCGGCCTTGCTTCAGATGCATCAGTTGATTTCACTATTAAGGGTAGTAACTTCCCACTGGAAACACCAACAAGCCAAGCTACGGCAACAGTAACATCTAGCACCACCCAATCAAATATAAGAACAAGAGCAAGACACGCAGTTGTCCGCATTGAGAGCAGTGGAAGCGGTTATGGTTGGAGACTCGGTGATCTTAGATTTGATATGCGACAGGATGGTAGGCGCTAATGGCTACAAGACAAAATCCGCTACCTGTTCCGACGCCAGATTATAACGTTAACAACGAAGCGACTACTCGTAGAACCATAGAACAAGCCTTAGATCAGATAGAAAACGATGTAAATTTAGCGAAGACTCAAGGTGATAAACCAGGATCTTTGGCAATGCGTAGGTTCCAGTTTTTGCTTATGGGTGCATCGTGACAGACGTTATCAAGGTGCTTGGTCAGGTTGATGTCAGCGCGACTACCACAACAACCTTGTATACAGCCCCTGATTTAACACAGACCACTGTCAGCTCTTTGGTCATATGCAACAGAGGCGGCTCTGCAATTACGTTTAGGGTCAGCATTCATGTCGGAGGTGCAACAGCCGATGACAAGCAATTTATATTTTTCGATGAAGATCTCGCAGCAACAACCACCAGAACGGTTGTGATAGGGATATGTTTATCTCAAGCAGATGTGGTGAAGGTTTATGCCAGTGCCGCCAATGTAAGTTTTAACCTGTTCGGGGTGGAGACAAGCTAATGAATTATGTGAAAGGACAAATGCAGCAGGCACCATTACAGCCTATGGCTGATCAAATGGCGCAATACGGGCGATTTGGTGACAGCATGATGGTTCACATGAACCCTGTTGAAGTTGCTGGGATTGCTGCATTGTCGCCAACTGGCAACTTAACAACCAACCCTGTAACAGGTCAGCCAGAAGCGTTTTTACCTTTTCTAGCGCCAATGCTTGGTAGCTTGGCTGGGAAAGCTTTACTCGGTAAAACTTTAGGCGGTGCGATAGCGGGGGCTATCGGTTCAGGATTAACAACTGCTGCGATAACAGGCGATCTCAAAAAGGGCCTAGTATCAGGGTTGACAGGTTACGGTGTTGGTCAAGCTTTAGGTGCGGCAAGTGATGCTCTAAATCCAGAGATAGGTGCAACTCAAGAGTTGTTATCTAAGGCAGGAGAAGATGCAGCCCAAGCAGGGTTGGATGTTGCTACAGCTCAAGTTGGAGCGGCGGCACCAATAGATCAAGCGGTGCAGGGTGCTTTAGATCCAGTTACAGGACAAGCCGTCAATCAGGCGTTTTCTCCTGTGGCGGTTACTGATCCTATAACGGGCGCTGTTTCTAACCCAGCTCTAAGCCCATTACAACAAGCGGCCAGCGCTCCTCTTTCACAGCTTGATGCAGCCAATGCTGCAAAGTTGGCGGCTGATCAGAGAGTCGCTGGTCTTACCAAGAGAGTTGCAGATTTGAGAGCAGAGCAATCTGGTTTTGATGTAGCAACAGCCCCATTCCGAGAGCCTGGTGCTTTTTTAAAATCACTCACAAGCGCTCAGTCCATGATTCCAATTGCTGTTGGCGAAGGTCAGCTAGCGGAGATGGAGAGACAAGAGGAGATGGATCGATTGTACGGGGCCGCTTCCGAAAAGCGTAAAGAGGAGGAACGCAGAGCTAAAAACTTGTTAAGTAGCAGCCGGTTTGGTGCCGTTGAGGGAACTGGATATGATCGATTCAAACAAACCTCTCCATACGGATTTGTCACTGGTGGCATAACCTCTGTCGATCCAAATTACTTCGTAGAGAAGTACGAGGACTCTAAAAACTTAGGCACGGAAGATATGTTTAGAGGGGGCCGTACAAGCACTACAACTACTCGCGAAAGAGATAGGGATGAAGGAACAGAGGGAGGCCCTTTGTTTGATCCAATAAATGATCCGGTAAAAAAATTCATGGCGGCTTCTGTGCAAAGATCACTGAGAGGCCCAGAGGTTATATCTCCAGATGAGCTACGAGGCTACAGACCAGGATTTGATCCTGAGATCATGTACTTTAGAGATCCAGCGACAGAAGATGCAGATACGACCACAGATACAGACGTTGCCTCTTCAGGAATTGCAGCTTTGTCTCCTGAAGCTGGAGCTGCTTTGCAGGGATTAGTCGGTAGCATTGCCCTTGGCAGAGGTCGAGGTATAGACCCCCTGATGATGAATCAGATCGAAAGCGTATCACCCGATGTTATGGGAAACATAGTCACCGCAACGAGAGACACACGGGCGGTTAATCAACCAATAGTCCCTGATCTTGCTTTGCGATCCAGGGACATCTTGAACTACGCAGATATGATGCCAGAGGCAATAATGCAAGAGGGCAAACAAGTTCCTAATGTAAGAAGTCCAATTAGGTCGGTTGATCTTGGAGATGGCATATACGACGAGCAGCGCATAGAAGGCGATGGGTTCAGGGGTATATATCGTAATAGGCCCTTGAGAGAAGATGAGGGTGGCTTTACCAAAGAGCAAATGGCTGAATACAACGAAAGGGTGCGATTGTTTGACACACTCGCTGAGCCTTATGTCAGATCTGGCATGCCCATACCTAAAGAGATAAACGATTTAATTAGCCGCGATTTACCGCCGTCTAAAGTAGAAGCTTTTGAATCAGACATGATGATCGAAAGAAAAGCCGAGGGCGGGGCCGTGGCGCAAACAGAAGCTAAAGAAAGATCTTTAATAGAAAGAACGACTATGGCTCTCTTAGGCAGACTGCCAGAAAAAGAAGCTGATGTTGTCATAAAAAGGTTTATTGACGAGTTTGGCACAGAGGCGTTCCAGATGCTCCGCAACAGGGTGCTAGAAGATGTGGTGCCAGGATCAGTCAAAGAAGGTCTGATACCTGGGACTAGTGGCGGGATGGATGATGAAATTAAAGGAATGATTGGCGACTCACAAAGAGTTGCTGTGTCTCCTGGTGAGTTTATCGTGCCAGGCGATGTTGTTTCTGGGCTAGGCGATGGTAACTCTGATGCAGGCGCCAAGGAGCTAGAAGACATGATGAATAGGGTTCGCATGCAGCGCACTGGGACAACCCAGCAACCGGCACCGCTAAACAACGTCCGCAGTGAGGTAATGCCTGCATGAGCGCACTATTAGACTTTGACGCAAGCAAGATAAAAGACATCTCACGCGAGCATAAAGTGCGCAGAAAGATAGATGCTAAAGAGTGCACTCACACCATAACGCTGGTTCCGCCTACATTTTTAAATAGTATTTGGCCTGATGTAAGAGAGCAGTTGGCGAGAGCTGTATACAGATCCTATGGGCGCTGGAATTTAGAGTTCTTGTATGCGTCGATTCAAAACGGAAAGCAGCAACTATGGTTGGCTTTTGATGAAGACAACAACATCAACGGGGTAGGCACTACAGAAATTGTTCAGTATCCACAGAAAAAAATGTTAGCCGTGCAGTTTTTGGGCGGAGACAAATTTAACGAGTGGGTTTGGTCAATGCTTGAGCGTCTTAAAGACTGGGGCAGAGACAATCAGTGTAGCGGGATAGAGGCCACCGCAAGAATGGGTTTCTGGAAATGGTTAGAGCAAGACGATTTTACAAGATCTTTCGTTGTGTACGAGAGGAGTTTAGAAGATGAGTAAGAAAGGCGGCGGAGGCGGAGGCGGCGTTCAAGAAAGCGTTGTCACACAGACAAATTTACCAGAGTACGCTCAGCCTTTTTATGAAGAGCTTTTAGGCCGTACAGTTTATGAATCTACAAGGCCTTACGAAGCCTTTCCTGGGCAAAGACTGGCAGACTTTACTGAGTTTGAGCAGCTTGGTATGGAGGGCATGGCGGACATCGCCGCTAGGGGTGCGCCTGAACAAATAGGTTTTGCCTCTGATATAGCCGCACAAGTTGGATATCAGCCCGTTGGTGCTGGAGCTGATATAGCTGCTGGCTTTACACCACCAATGCAGTTCTCTGGATACACTGCTGGTGATATAGGGTCTGGATATACCGCTGGCGGTCTTGGGCAAGGATATCAGGCAGGTCAAAGAGGCTCTGGATTTCAAGCCACAACATTTGATCCGTCCTATCAGGCCGGTACTTTAGATCAAGGATTCCAAGCTCAAGCCTTATCTCCAACTTATCAGGCTGGGCAATTTGACCCAGGCTATGTGGCGCAAGCGAGGCAGTCTGGCTTCAATGTAGCGCCGCTTACAAGTCAGTATCAAGCCGGTGTGTTTGATCCAAGTTATCAAGCTGGAAAAGTTGATCAGGGTTTTCAAGCAAGAGAGCTAGGCGTCGATTATCAGGCAGGCGACTTTGATCCTGGTTATGTTGCTAGAGAGTTAGGGCAAGACTACACGGCCAGAGATTTGCAGTCTCAGTACACAGGAGATATAGATCTTGGTGCTGGCTTTCAAGCAGGAACGATAGCAGATCCTGCGATTCTTGAATCCTACATGAATCCGTACCAGCAGTTGGTGACGGACATAGAAAAGCGAGAGGCACAGCGTCAGTCTGATATACAGGCTGCTGATATATCTCAGCAAGCAGCGCAGGCTGGCGGACTTGGTGGATACCGAGAGGCGATCCTTCAGGCTGAACGAGAGCGCAATTTGGGTCAGCAATTAGCGGACATACAGGCTCGCGGCGGTCAAGCAGGATTTGAACAAGCTATGCAGGCCTTTGAAGCAGATCGGGCTGCTAGATTACAAGAAGCACAATTTGGCTTAACCGCTGGTCAGGCGCGTGATGCTGCCGCAAGGGAAGCAGAACAGTTACGGCAGAGTGCTTTCCAAGCGACAGAGCAAGCGCGTCAAGCACAACAAAAAATGGCTGTAGATTCTTTCCAAGCGGGAGAATCTGCAAGGCAGCAAGCTGCTCAATTAGGGTTAACTGCTCAACAGCAAGAAGACGCAGCGCGTCAGGCTCAAGAACAGTTCTCGCAAAGAGCATTTGAGCAGACAGAGGCTGGTCGCAGAGCACAACAAGAACTTGATGTTCAAGCGTTCCAAGCAGGCGAGCAGGCTAAACAAAGAGCTGCCGAGTTGGGCCTGACTGCTCAGCAACAGCAAGAAGCAGCTAAGCAAGCGCAAGAACAATTTAGACAATCAGCTTTTGCTCAAACGGCAGATGTTGCGGCTCAACAAGAACAGTTTGCTCAGCAAGCTTTCCAAGCTGGAGAACAGGCTCGACAACAAGCTGCACAACTTGGCCTCACTGCACAGCAACAAGAAGAAGCTGCAAGGCAAGCGCAAGAGCAGTTCTCACAAGCTGCGTTTAGTATCACTCAAGAAGGGCGAATACAGCAGCAGCAGTTAGAACAACAAACATTTCAGATCGGAGAGCAAGCAAGGCAGAGAGCAGCAGAACTTGGGCTTACGGCACAACAGCAAGAGGACGCATCTCGGCAAGCACAAGAGAGTTTCAGACAACAAGCCTTTGCTCAAAACGAGCAACTTAGAATCGCCCAGCAACAGGAAGATCGTGCTGCATTCCAAGCGAGTGAAGCTGCAAGACAAGAAGCAGCAAGGCTTGGGCTAAGCGCTCAAGAACTACAAGAGCGTGTTAATCAGGCTGAAAACCAAGCTCGTATGGCAGCAAGGCAGCAACAGGCTGCACTAGAGGAGACCAGGGCTAGACTTGGTCTTGCTGGATTAGATGCTGACAGAGCAACTCAAGCTCAGCGACTTGATGCCGCAAGGATACTGGGCGCCCTTGGTGGCGACGAGCAAAGACTTGCTTTTGAAAGATTAAGAAACTTGCAAGCCGCTGGCGAGATACAAAGGAATCTAACGCAGCGCGGGTTAGACATTGGATATCAAGATTTCTTGAGGCAACAAGCTTTCCCAAGAGAACAGTTGGCATTCTTTAGCCAGCTATTGCAAGGATTGCCTGTTACTCCAGGCTCTCAAACCACAACGTTTGGTGGCCCAAGTCAGGCTCAGCAGCTTCTTGGTGCAGGTATTGGCGGTGTTGGCCTGTATAACGCGCTTGCTGGAGTAAGCTAATGAACATATTAGAAGTTGAAGACATGATCAAAGGGTTGCCTGACATGGCTTTAAGAAAGGAAGCCACTCAACCCACAGGCAGGGTGCCTCAGTTCCTTGTTATTTCTGAGATCAAACGCAGAAGCGACATGCGCAAGAGGTTCCAAGAGCGACAACCACAAGGCACCATCAAGGATCAGATTGTCAATGAAGGCATTGCTGCAATGGCACCACCTCAACCAGCGATGCAATCTGCTATGGGTGTTGCCCCGACAATAGCAATGAACGGAGGGGGCAAGACTCCGTACTCTGATGATCCCAGGATTGCGTATCTCCAAAGAATGCGCGACCAGGGAGTGACAATGGAAGACGTGATCAATCGATTGCAGGGCCTTTATGTAGACACGGCAGGTGAAACCAGCGCACCGTTCCAAATAACTGATCAGAGTCAATCAACAGTAAGACCGCCTAATGTTATGGATGTCGGAAGTGCTGTTCAAAACATACCAATGACTGATTTGTTGAGGCCAGGTAATCCTGCCTATGAAGCTTTATCGACTGTCTACAACGAGGGTATGGTTTCTCCTCAGCCAACACCGTCACCTCAAGAGATGTACGATAAGAATATGGGTGGATTTAGAAATGTTGTTGAGGATCAACCAGAGCTGTACCCATTTGTACAACGCAGCGGTCAAACTGGTGATGTAATAAAAGCTGTGTCTAGCCCCAGCGTTGATCCATCTGCCCTTGTGACTACAGATGGTGAACCAAATAACGCATTAACTGAAGATGCAAGAACGTATTCTGATATTCAAAGCGAGCTGCGCAGCAAAGGCTTGCCATCAACCACACAAGCCGATTATTCAGACAGTGAAACGGTGCGCAGAGACGCTTTGAAGTATGCTGAAAGCTTAAAACCCTACGACTATGAACAATTCAGAACAGACATAACGTCTGATTTTGCAAGCCTAGCTCCTGATTACTCTAGATTGATTGCGAAATCAGAAGCGAGAGCTGGACAGATTCGCGATGATGCTAAAAGAGAGGCTGCTTCTCAGGCTTTGATTCAACTTGGAGCAGGTATAGCAGCGGGTAATCTAGCCTCTGGGTTGAGCAAGGCTGGGCAAACAGCAGCGGATATAAGAAAAGAAGCCAGAAAAGACATTACTGCTGAAGAAAGATTGCAGCAAGAAACAGAAATGTCGCAAATGCAAACAGCGAGGCAGCTTGGCATTCTTGATAAGCAGCAAGCGATTAAGAACGAAGAGCAAAACAGAGAGCTTCAAACAAAGCAGTATGTGGCTAATAAAACTCTGGAATATCAAGCCGCAGGGTTGAGTCAAACAGCAGCAGAAAATTTGGCTAAAGGCTTAGAGTCTGCTGCATTAGCAGGACAAGCTTATACAACAGAGCAAAGAAAGTTTGCTATAGACCGACTATTTAAAGAAGCCCAGATACTACGATTCCAAGATTTAAGAAGCGAAGAAGAGCAAGCGACTGTTAGATCGCAACTGAACTTTATAGAAGATACCTTTAATGATGCTATGGAAGAATGGCTGAAGGGTGAAGGTGCTGGCGCAGAACCAGAAGAAATTAAGAAGTACGCAAATAGTCTAGTTGACAGCTTGGTAGGATCAGTTGGTCGAGCCACAGATGAGCTTTTGGGCAATGATCCTAAAGATCCTCTTGGCGGTGTAAGGGATGCGCTGAAAACGTAAATGAACGCCCAAGCCAAAACTAGACTGCAAGTTTTTAGGGAAAAGTATCCTGCATACAACGACCTAAGCGATGAAGAGCTTGCCCGTGGCTTATATAAAAGATTTTATTCAGACCTGCCAGAAGCCGATGTGTACAGAGAGTTTGGTTTAACGGTTGATGATCCCTCTTTCGGCACACAAAACTTAGCAGAAGCAAGCATTGCAGAAAACGCAGCGAAGATGACGCCAGAGGTGCTGGCATTAGATCCTGACCTTGAGCCTACTGTGCCAGGATATATCGGTGAAACAGGCAAGGCTATAGTGCGTGGGTTTGGCTCTGGTGTTTTATCGGCTGGCGCAGGACTTGCTGAGCTTGCAGATGCAGGTACGGATTTTTTTGGCTTTGAAGATCTAATAGACAGTGGTGATGAAAACTTTCTTATCAATCTAGCCAACCAAGGTAAACAATCTATCGATGAGAACCTTGGTGTAGGTGATGCTTACAAAGACGCTTACATAGTTAAGGTTGGAGAAGCAGTAGGAAGTATTGGATCATTATTTGCATTTGGTGGTGTTGGCGGCCTCTTAGGCAGAGCTGCTTCTGGGGCAAAAGCGGCTGGTTTGTTGGGTAAAGTTGGCGCAGGTGGCGCTACTGGAGCGGCTGGTGCAGGTCTTGGCGCTTCAGAGCAAGTCGCTAGGATTGAAGAGGCGAGAAGTCGAGGAATAGAAGTTAGTGATGAAGACGCCGACATAGCTATTTTAGCTGGTGGACTTGTCGGCACCACCGAGTCTCTTGTTCCACTAGGACAGCTCAAGAAAATCCGTGGCCTTAAAACTCCAGAGCGAAACATAAAAGAGTTGAAAAAAAGGCTTGATGCTGCGAATGAGGCTGGTGATGAGCGCTTAGCAACAGAAATATATAACCGATTACTCAGAGAAGTTCGGTATGAGAAAGCGGCAAAAAGCAGTTTGGAAGCAGTAAGAAGCGCTGTTAAAACAGGTTCACAAGAAGCTATTCAAGAAGCCGTTGCCTCTGTTGCTCAAGACGCCATCCAGAACTATACATACGATGATAGCGTAAGCTTTACAGACTCTTTATGGGATGACCTGACCGTCGGCTTTGGTGCTGGTGCCACTGTTGATGCGATAACGACGGGCCTATTCAACAGAAGGGCTAGGATCAGCCGACAGATAGAACAACAAAAAGAAGCCGAGCTAAGAGTTAAAGAGGAAGAATCTAGGCAGTTTTTCCTAGATCAAGCTGATGCAGCAAAAGAAAAACTTCGACAGCAAGAGATAGCTGCGCAAGAAGAGGCTGAAGCAAATCTTCGCAAGGACGCTAGAGATAGAAGGCTTGCGGGGGAGATGGCCGCTATAGAGGCAGGCCGTGAGGCAGAGCGTCAAAGACAAAGAACCTATGAAGATTTGGTTGAATCGCAACAAGGTCGCGGAGAAACCTCTTTAACCGGCAAAGCGCAAGATTACGCAAGACGCCTTGCTAGGAACGTTACAAGCAAAGGGGGCCAATTCCCTGACGCAGGCACATTCAGTATAGACCAAAGAACAACCCCTGACGGAGTGGAGTTTTTTGCTAAGCACTCAATATCCGACGAAGTGTATGGATCTGGGTCTCCGATATACGAAGAAACTGCGCATTTAGTTTCTAATCTAAACAACGAAATAATTAACCGTCGCGTTAATCAATCCATAATTGATGCGATGGACTTATCCCCTGAGCCGTACAGCCCAGAGCAATCAGAAAGTTTGTATGCGATAGGTCAAAGATTAAATCGTCCAGATAGATTCACCATCACAGCCTCATCTCTTAATCAGGCTGCTAGAACAATAGACACTCCAAAAACCCCTTTTGCAGAAGGAGTCAGTATAGATCGGCTGCATGAAATGCAGTATGGGGTGCCGCCACTTACAGATCGTGGCAAAAAAATATACAAAGATCTTACGGGCCTGACTGCTGCACAGAAAATAAACTTTGAGCGTAGAAAGAAAGGGCTGAAAGAAGTATCAAACTTTGACTTACAAGAGGCTAGAGAAGTTTTAGGAGAGGATTTTCCTAAAGTCTTTGATGTGCTTTTAGATGCTAAGACATCTGATATCAATGCGCCTATTAGGGAGTTTGGGCAGGTTGGGGCTAAACTCAAAACAAAAAGAGAGATAGGCCAGATACTTAGAGATAAGAACATAACTTCAGGCTTAGAAACGCCAGAGGTAGAGTACATCTTTGACAAGATAGTTAACGAAAAAGACGTTAACAAAATGACCCCATCTCAAGGGGAGTTTTTGGCGTCAGAGTTACGTCAGCTACCTAGATTGCCAACGCCAACAAACATCCCAGACTTTAGGCCTAAGCCATACACGCGCAGACAATATGATGAGGCGCAAGCTTTTGTTATTGAATCCGGTGACGGCACATCACAAAACATAGAAAGCTTTTTTTCTGATCAAGGATCTGAGAAGAGGGTAGGTCTAATCGCCAAAGCGATCAGAGATGATTTAAAGAAAGCAGGCACGATCCGAGAGGACGATACGGTTGCGGTGACGCCGCTTCTTGAAGATCAGAGGCCTGTGGCTGCCCCTATAGAGAAAGTTCCCTTTACATCAACGCAAAAGAGGGACGAAGACGCACTTCTGAAAGACCTACAAGAATCTGTAGACAAAGAGCTAACTGGCCTTGGTTTGTCTGACATTAAAGGCAGGGTTCTAGACGTATTAAAGTTTGGCCCTGTAACAAGAGAGGGCGAAGTAGTTCTAGGTGATTTTGAAAGAGAATTATCGGCAGACACAACAGGTTATTTCTTACCGTCTGCCAGAACAATATTTACTGCGATAGATAGAGCCAAGAGAAAGTCCAGAGACAATAGCCCAGAGTCTTTGAGGGCTTCGATCATGGATACTTTAGACCATGAAGTACTCCACGCAACAAGAGAGCTGGATCTTTGGGAAGACAAAGAGTGGCGCCTGCTAGAAAACCTTGCAAGAAAGAAGACCTTGCCAGACAAGCCCAATGTTACATTCTATCAGTCAATAATAGATAACCCTGGATATCAAAATCTTAGCCCCGTAGGCAAGATGGAAGAGGCTGTTGCAGAGCTAATACGATCAGGCCGCAAAGACAAGGCGATGATCGCTGGCAAGCCGAGAGCAATGGTTGAAAGGATGTTCAACTTTTTTGAAAAGACCAACAATGCCTTGCGCGGCACAGGATTCCAAAGCTTTGAGGATGTTCTAGACAGGCTGGAGAGTGGCGAAGTTGGCGCCAGAGAACGAGGCAAGGTAAGAACGCTGAGGTCTTTAGAGAAGTCTTTGTTGGCTGTTCCCGAAAGAGGAATAGGTAGAGAGCGAGATGTAGCTCCAGACTTCATTGAAGACCCATCTGATGAGCCGCTCTTCCAAAGACGCCCGTCAACTACACCGATAGAAAGCGCGGTCAGGTTAGCCAACAAGAAGTACAACGACTATAACACCGCTGTCGAAGATGAGTTCTTTGGTAAGTTCTGGCCCTCTTTGATGAGCGAAGTTGGCGGCACTGTATCGTCAGACAAGGTGCGTACTGCCTCTAAGAGAGCGATACGCGACATAGAAGACTTTATAAAAGAAAACCCAAAGTATCGTGACTACTATGCAGAGGATCTTTCTGCTACTCGCAGCGCCTTAGAAAGCAGGTACGGGCAGATCACTGATGACGATCTTCTGTTTTATCAAGTCGCCAATGGACTGACTTCACCAGCCACATCACTGCCTGCAAATGTTGGCGATGCGTTAAAGATATTTGATCTGTACAAACAGAGAGGAAACTTAGATGACATTGAACTGGGGCTTAGTGCTAAAGGTAATAGAGTTATCAAGAGCGCTCCTTTTACTATCTCAGGAACTACAAGCGCGACAAAGGCTAAGTCACTAAAGGTTATAGATGAACTGATCTCTAACTTTTCTAATAGCCCAACTCCCGTTAAGAGCGCCATAGATTTTCTGAAAGAGGGCGTCAGCGCAAAAGAGCTGCAAGACTTCAATCGGCAGATGGGATACAAGAGTAATGTATCCAACATTGGCGCCATCAAATCGCTGGTCAAGCAAGCCACAGGGCAGGATCAAGAGATCCCCCGTATGTTTATATTTGGCAAAAAGATTGGTGCCTACACTTTAAACTTAGCTGGTGATCCCAGATACACAACCATTGATGTATGGGAATCACGATTCATACGAAGCTATTTCAACAACCTGTTTGAGAGAAACACAGGGTTGCCTGCAAATGTTGAAGAGGATGCTCTGTTCCAAGACTTCTCTAAAATATTTAAAGAAGAGTATGACAAGCTAAGCGGGGTACAAGCTGATCCAGCAAGCTTGCAAGCTATGCGCTGGTTCTACATGATAGACGCTGCAAAGAAAGCAGGATACAGAGGAGCTTCTACCAGTGAAACAATCTCGGAAATCACCAACAGGTACATCAATAGGGATGGAAGAACTAGCGAAGCTCGCAGGCGAGAGGGCGATGCAGAGATTGTTGAAGAAATACGAAGTCCAAGCCAAGAGGTCAACGACCAAAGAGACCAAGACTTAGTTCTAAAAACAGACGAAGCTGCTGATTTATATGTAGATAGTCTGAAAGAAAGAAACGACGTAGACAGTCCGCTTTACTCCTTAGATCAAACTCCTGAGATAAGAAAGCCTCTCAAAGAAAGCGAAGCGAGGGGGGAGCCTCCTTTATCTATCCAATCAGGCACCTACTCCATAGGTGACAAGATTATCTATCAGCTCCAAGACAAGTTTATTGGGCTGAAGAAAGCTGTTGCAGATGTAAACAAGTACAGGCGGTCTTTGGGTTTGTCGAACATTCCCCCAGAGCTAGACCCGTACATTGGTGAAGAGTCAATCCCAGGTAAGCTAGGGCAAAAGTTCCGAGAGTTTAAGCAAAATAGACTTGAGCCTCTGGCAAATAAGATTGCAGACAACAACTTTTCTACAGATGAGGTTGATGAGTTCCTGATACTCAGGCATGCGATTGAACGAAACAAAAGAATACAGCAGCGCAATCCTCAAACAGATCCAGAGACCAACCCTGGCTCTGGTAAGTTACAAACAGGGGAAGCTTTAACAGACTCGTTTGTAAAGAAGCGCATGATGGATCGTTATGGTTTGAGTTGGGATGACGCCACACAGACTTGGAGCGGCGGGAACAAAAGAACCAAAAAGCTTTTAGACATCGCAGCCGACTTTGATCAGATCAACAGAGAATCAAACTTGGAGTTGTTGCGTGGGGGCCTGATCGATCAGGACGGGTTCGACTACATAGACAATCTCTACAAGTATTACGCACCTTTGTCTGGTAAAGATCCTGACGAAGACGCTGCTGAAGCTGCAATCATAGGTAGCAGCATGAGTACCAAAGGCAAAGAGTACTTAACAGCGAAGGGCAGAACCTCTGCTGCACAGTCTCCGCTTGGTCACGCTATGTTTAATGCAGAGCGATCTATTGCGCGATCTCTGAAAAACAAAGAGTTTGGGCAGAAGCTACTTAACTTGGTTCGCGAAAACCCAGACGCAGATTACTGGCGTGTGATAGGGCCAGGTGACCCAGAGTACGTGCGAGCCTTGGAGTCAAAGCTAACCTATGTGGGGTCAGATCCTGCGCTACAAAACCAGAAGTACAGCAGTGTGCCACCTGGGCAGAACCCCAAAGACTTTATTAGGCAAGTTGTTTTCAAGCCCGACAATCTAGGCAAAGCTTTCAACAAAGAATTTATCGGCGTCAAAGAAAACGGCCAACAGTACTACGTGTTCTTAAAGGACAAGCGGTTGCGCGAGGCGATTGCATCGTTTGACGTAGGGACAGTTGACAACCTGTTTACTAAGTTTGGAATCGTAAACAGATACTTGTCTATGGTTAACACCTCGCTCAACCCTGAGTTTGTTGTAGGAAACTTTACCAAAGATCTTCAAACCGCCATATTCAATATCCTTGGTGAACAAAACATGTCCCAAGGAAAGGCCAAAGACCAAGCGCTAATCAGCAAAGTTATTAAAGATGTAATCCCATCAATGGGTGCTTTCTACAAAGGGTTGAGGCGTTACGACTCTAAAACAAACACTGTCAATCCAGCGCTGCTAGCTAAAGAGTTCTTTACTGGTATGAGTCCAAAAGATCAGGCGGACTTCAATGAGTTTACAAGCGCTGGCGCCAAGGCGGATTGGTTTCACACAAGACCTCCAGAAGAGCAAGTAAAGACAATCAACGACATGATCAACATGTCTAGAGGCACTTTCTTTGGTAGTTTTAAAAAGCGCTATGACGCAGTGTTGCAGTTTGTAGAGGACACAAACTCAGCGGTAGAGAATGCTGTACGATTTGCGACCTTCAAAGCATCAAGAGATGAGCTGATTGATTCAGGGATTCCTAGAGATAGGGCCGTTGCCCAAGCAGCTAGTCTCGCCAAGAATCTTACGATCAACTTCAACAGAAGAGGCATGCAGGGTGAAATCGTTAATGCCATATACTTGTTCTTTAATGCCAGCGTTCAAGGCACAGCAAACTTTGCCCGTGGATTGTTTGGGCCAAAAGGTAATCCGTTTAGTAAAGAGGCCAGCAGGGTAAAGCAGGCTGCTATCGGTGGCCTAATCACTATGGGTGCTTTGTCTGCGCTTCGGGCAGAGGAAGAAAGCGAAGAGAACCCAGAGACTGGACGATCCTACTACTCAGAGATACCTGACTACATCAAAGAAAGAAACATGGTCATCATGGCTGAGCCTAATATCGCCAGAACAGAGGGCGCATCCAATATTTATGTCGATGATGACGGTAACGAATACGAAGGTAAGCAGTATTACTACACCGTGCCACTGCCATACGGATACAACGTGTTCCATGTCTTGGGTCAAAACATTTTTGAGATGACGCAAGATCACATATCACCAACTAAAGCGGCGGGTAATGTAACCAGCGCATTCATGGGATCGTTTTCACCCATAGGATTTAGTGGTATATCATCATTAGCCCCTACGGCCTCACAGCCATTTGTTGAAGTTGCAAGGAACAAGAACTTCTTTGGTGGGCCAATCTATCGTGAACCAGATTTAATACCTGGGCAGGCACCTTTCCCAGAATCATCGTTAGCCTTTGGATCAACGAGGCAACCATTTATTGACACGGCAAAGACTCTAAACGCTCTGTTTGGCGAGGGTAGTGAGAATGTGCCAGGGTACATAGATATATCGCCAGACATACTGGAGCATTTCTACGAGTTCATACTGGGTGGCGCTGGAACCTTTGCGATTAGAAGTGCCACAGCATTCGATAAGTACGCAAAAGATGAAGATCTGTTGCCAAGCGAGAAGCCTTTCTTGCGCAGGCTCAAAGGCGAAACCAATGCATCTGAAAGCCAAGCGGACTTCTTTGAACGGAGCAATCGAATAGAGCAGCGATCACGCCAGCTAGAGATTCTGAGAGGCCAAGAGCGTGTTGATTACCGGCGTGAGCATGGGGATCAGTTAGCCATGTTATCTCGACTAAAGCTTGCAAAGAAACAGATCCGAGAGTTGCGTCAAAGAATCAAGGTTGCAAAGCAAAGAGCGGCTTTATCGCCAGAAAACGCACTCAAGTATGGTAAGTTAGAGCAGGATCTATTTGATCGCATTGATTCTATTTACAACAAGTTCAACAAAGCCTACGACTCTAGGGTGGGCCGCACTAAGATCTGACAGTTGCCATCCACAAAAACATGTATCTGCCCTGACTTATCGCAGACGTAGGTGCATGTTTTGCTGCCATCCTCTGCTTCTTTGACATCAACCAAACGCCACTCATGGAAATGAGCGCTTACTGTGATTGGTGACAAGATCAGAAGAGCAGCAAAGATTAGCCTGCCTTTTTTGACCACAACGGACAGGCACGTTGATAGGAGAAGTGATGGAAAACTTCGGTCAGAAATATACTTACACATATTTTTGGGGTCTGTTAGTTTTATTGAACTTCGGATCATAGTACTGCGTCAGCTTCTTCTCCCAGTGCAGCTTCTTAGAATCCAAGCACCATATAATTTTGAAATAAGAAAACTCTTTGTTGCTCTTTAAGTGCTGATTGATTCGTTGCAAGGGCCTGACACTTTGCCCCACATACACAACCTCATAATCATCATCGTAAAGCAGGTAAACACCAGTACGCTGATAATGATCACTAACCTTTTTGATGCCTTTTTTTCGACGCTTTTCTTGCAGTCGATATTTGCGTGCACGGGCTTCTATTTGTGCATGGTTTGCAATGGATTGATCAGGAAAGATCAGCTTTTCTAGTATTGGTCGATCATCAATATTTAGTATCTGTAGGTTACCATTTGATGTCTGTAGTTTACCGACGCCTGCGTTGATGCAAGCGCTGGTGATTTTATTTTGCCAATCAATCGCAAGACATTGGCTAAAAGTATCAGAGATGACAAACTGCCCACACACAGATCCATCATTCTCAAACTTTAAATGGCTAGCGTTCTGCCCGAAATTTACGAAGCGAACACCGCCGTTAGGCAATGAGCATTGATCTAGTCCTAGCTGCCACTTAACAGATATTGGCTCACTCACTGGACTTCTTTGTTCCTTGGGTCATCTCCTACAGCAACATGCAGCCACCAGATAGCTTTGCGTATGTCCTTCTCCAAAGATCCCTTTTTCATGCACCTAAAGATGTATTGAAAAGCCTGAACCAAAGCCGCATGCCGCAACGCTTTGTCTCCAAACTGTTGTCGAATTACATCCACTGATTCAGCAGTGCCTGTGTAGTGGTCAGGCTGGCTCACTTCTTTGCGCAATTCGTCTTCTGTCACTTGACGTTTCTCAGAGTTGCGTTCTTTGATCTCTCAGTTTCCCACCTCATCTCTGCCACCCGAATCTTTTTGGCAGCAGCCTTCTCTTGCACCATAAGTTCGTTGACTCTGTTGGCATGCGTTTCCCATGATGAGCCATGCCCTGGCTGATGTTGCCCTTTGCATTTCATCTCCGCTTCAGCCGCTACCCCGCTCATACCAGCGTGCATGAAAGTTTTCTTTGTACCCGCTTCCCAAGCCTCAAAACTTGTCTTCGCGTTGTGGTACTCAATAGCTTTCCGCTCCCAGTGTTCTAAAGCTTCAGACATTTCGTCTATCGCCTTGTCCATAGGATTAATCTCTACTCTTTTCCAATCGTCTTTGCTTTCGCGATACTGAAAATTTGCCATCATTCTTTCCTCATAATAGGGAACCATCTGCAATCAAAGACAAAGCTACTCTTAGCATTGCCTTGATCATCGTCCACCCTGTTTTTGTAGATGTGTTCCTTTGCAAAATTACTTTTGATTAAACGGTTGATCCTGGTTAGATCTGCCCAGTGCACCGCCTTGTACCCATCCATATCTATGTCAAACACGATAATGATGTTTGGATACAGGCGGTTGTACCGTTCAACGTCCTTGCGATTCAAAGATATGGCGTAACTTGGATCTAAGCCAAACATCTCTTGAGATCGGCGCCAAGCTGTGCGCACCGTCTTGAGATCACTAGGGAAGGAAACGCGCAAGTCATGGGTGTACTTGTCATTATCCTTCTCTGGGTTTGGCATAAAGTTAACAAGATGAAAATCTTGTGCCTTTAGGAAGTTTCTTTCTTCATCCTCGCCCAGGTCACACCAGGTATCTTTATCTTCTGTGTCAATCAAAACGGGATGTCATCGTCAAAGGGATCTTCTTCCAACACAGGCTCTGGTGCTGGCGCAGGTCTTTGTCTCTGTGGAGCACCTTGCTCTTGATACTCTGGCACCTCTAACTCAAGACCAATATAAGGGCCTTGCTGGCCTGAATTTTTCCAAGCCGCTAGCCTGCCTGTGACTTCCTCTGCTCCGTTCTCAAAGTGCCTCACTAGAGCACGGGCCTGAGCTTTCGTTATTTTGAACGGCCCTTTAAAGGCTGGTGCTTTATCACTTTTACGTTCTTTCTCTGGGTACAATTGCCCCATTGATTTTTCCATCTTCGCATATGCCATTTACTTCTCCTTGGTTTGTGATTTGTTACCGTCCAGTCCCGCTATATATTCTTTGTTTTTTTGAACAAGGAATGCATGGACTTTCGGGTGATCCTTTTCTATCGCCCTTAACGGGCCGATGTTGTCTTTCCACTGTCCTCTTACGCCATTCTCATTATCTTGCACCTGTAAAGCGTGGAGATACCAAGTCACATACTGGCGAGCTTCTTCTTCTGTGCCGCCCATCTCGTAGATGGTCTTGCTCTCTACCTCTTGTTCTGCCTCTTGCTCTTCCTCTACACGTTCTGGCTTCGGCAAATCTTCGCCGTCATAAATGTAGTGACCAAGACCAAACATCGCCATACATTTTGTCAGGCACCGCATCTTGTTATCACTTATCAAGCGAGCATCTGGATTAGCTACCGCACGATGTGAGTACCCCTTCATCACGGGGAGCCACATAGTTCTGGTGTGCTCTCCTATCGTGATTGAGCAGTGCACAGTGATGGTGCCATCAAGGTGAACTTCGTTGGCATCAAATTGGTAAGTGGCTTGCGGGTAATGTTCCATAAGCACTTCCCATGCCTTAGCCCAGCTAAGATAGGTCAAATCATCGCCAAGAGTTTTAACAAAATCGTTAACGTTGAGAGCTGAAAGGGTTTGCCAAATATCCGCGAAAGTCGGATCGGTAGACTTTGCAGTTGATGCCATGTTGTTTCTCCACTTGTTGTTCAATTAAATTAACTATTTCGATAGGCGCCAGTTCATCAAAAATTTTATACGGCACTTTTGTGATCGGCCCTTTCACCCAGGTAAACGAGACATGATCGCTTTGTACGATCATCTCTAGCTTAGGCATACGAGTGATAGACCAAATGCCCACCATCTTCTCGTATACCTTCCTATCCATCTCTATCATTCTGTCTCCTCGTACTGATCACAAAACTCTGCTACACGGCACCAGTTTTGTTTACAGCGGGTGTATTCACCGACACGCTCATCTATCACGTACTTAATTTCTGAGTTGTCTTCTACGTATTTCTCAGCCAAAGACAGTTCATCAAACACCCTAGTTGCTTTTTTGTTGGTTGGTTTGCGAACAGCGTAGCTGGATTTCTTTCGCCACCGCTCCTCATCTGTGCACAGTGGCAACCGTTCACCCATAGCTTCTGCTATCTGAGCGTCTTGATGGAGCTTGACCCGTTCTGCAACGTATTGGTCTTGCTCTTCATCAGTCCACTTAGGTACATCCACTATCTGTATTGGTGCCTGTGGGTAGTCTGGGTTGCGTTGGGCTTCTCGACGGTTCCAATCGCGCATCACAGCAACGATCTTCAGCTTAGTGCTAGCCCTCGCTTTTGCGTGTCTCATCAACCAGGCATAGCAGTTGAGTTGCAAGGCCCACTCTTTTTTCTCAAAGATTACAGACCACACGCTTGTGCACTTGTAATCCACCGGCCCCTCTTTGTCTTGGAGATCTATAGCTCCAGACACAGTCCAATCATTAACATCCAAAAACAAACGTTCTTCACTAATTACATCCTCTTCTACATTTTCCTCAAATACACGGTGCACGGCGGTGCCAAGCACAGACCAAAGCTTATCGCTTACATCCTCTGTAATCTCATCCCAATGTTTTCGCCTTAGCGCTTGTACTCTAGGCGAGTCTATGAGCTGTGTTACAGATAAGTGTGTGTTACCTGAGTCATAATCATTACGGCTCAGCGCCCTCACTACGGGAGAGGGTAGATTGTGATCGTTGGTGACTTTCATCGATAGGCCCTACGTGACAATACACGCGCACGATTAAGCCCTCTTCGGTCTTGACCTTGCCGACGTAGAACTCTTTGTGTTCTTTGTCCCCTGGCTGAGTGTTTTGTTTTTGTTGCCACCGTCTGTAGCGTTGCCTTGCGGCTGCTGCCATTCGATCTATTTCCTCTTCGGTTGCTTCGATGTCGTAAGCATCGCGAAAAAAAAGTTGGTCGAATGGAATATCGGGTAGGTGATTTTTGTTTCGGCGGGGTATATTCATATCCACGCCCCTTTTTATCGATCCAGTCATAGATGTTCTCACTTTCTTTAAACTCAATCATTCCAGCCTCTTCAAGGCTGAGAACGTATGCGCCTATCTTGCTCATAAAAAATCTCCACTTAGTGTTGTAAAGAATACCCTGTAGCTTGTATATTGTCCAATGTCTTTTGAAGCAATTATTTACGGTGAACCTGCTAGCAAAGCTAACAGTAGAAAGATGGTGTTAATCGGCGGCAAGCCGCGCTTCATAAAGAGTAAGAAAGCCAGAGACTATGTTGAAGGCTTCAATAAGCAATGCCCCAAGCTGGACGAGCTGTTGGATGGGGATGTGCGTGTGACCATGACCATTTGGTACGCAACGCGCAGGCCTGATTTAGATGAGTCTGTGATCTTGGACGCATTGGAAGGATACGCCTACGTGAACGACAGACAAGTTAAGGAAAAGCATATCTATCATGCCCTCGACAAAGAAAACCCAAGAGCGCACATCAAAGTCGAAAGTCTTTGATACTAGATTAAAGAGGTTGTTGATCGGGGCCGCTAAGGATCTGGTCGCTGACAAAGAATCTTTAAGGCGTGAGGCGTCTTTATTTTGGGCCGCAGTGTTTGGTGATGAAGCTTTGTCGGAATCTTTGCAGCAGGATTTTATCGTGCAGCTATGCGACAACGTAAAGCCAATCTTGCTAGAGACACACGCTGTGCGAAAGCAGAGGGCGTTGAATGATTTCCTGACTTGGATCGAAGGGGTAGAGCGTATCGAAGGCTAGCCTAGAAGGCTTTCTGAACTCAACTTTGTTGAGTAGCGATGGCTTTCTAGCTGGCTTTCGTGTGCAGATTTAACATTTTTAATTTTAACTGACAAGGGGGTACGGTGAATAAAGAAGAGATAGAACATTTTGTAATGGCACAGGAGCCTGGGCGATATGTTTGTCCGAAATGCTCTCCAGATCGGAAAAAGAGATTTGAAAAGACATTGAATATACAGCCTGATGAAGAGGGTGTGATGTATCAATGCTGGCATTGCGAGATTAGCGGCAAGGTGTTTTATGAAAAGGGTTCTAAAGGTTTAGATTTCTGGGACAACAAAGCCAAGGTCAAGGCCATCAGCAAACCCAAGCAAGTGGATACGGGTTTAATGAACGAGTATTTAATTAGTCGCGGCATAGATCCCAAGCTGATCACAGGGTATCAAGTGTGTGGCGGCACTAAGTATTTCCCTAACGGCGGCGAGATGGACGCGCTAGGCTTTGTATACGGCGATTACGAGGCGATTAAATGGCGAGGTATACATGAGAAGTACTTTGTCCAAGATGGCAGTGCGAAGGTTCTCTGGGGCTTAGAGAACTACAGAGAGCAAGAGATCAAAACACTTGTCATTACGGAAGGTGAGATCGATTGCCTCAGTGTAGTGAGTGCCATCAACAGCGAAGCTGCAACCAAGGGCATTGATCCAGATAGCTGTTTGGTTTTGTCTGTTCCTAACGGAGCGCCCCAACGTGTATCTAACAAGCGTGTAGATGCCAAGGATGATCGTAAGTTTAGTTACCTATGGCACAGTAAAGAAATCTTTGAGTCTGCCGAGAAAATCATTCTTGCCCTAGATGATGATGAACCAGGGGTGGCCCTTGGCGAAGAAATCATGCGCAGGGTAGGTCGTGCTAAGTGCTATCACCTAGAGCTACCTGACAATTGCAAAGACAGCAACGACATCTTGCGAAAGCACGGTGCCGGTATGCTTGTCGATCTGATCAGAGAAGCGACACCTACACCTTTGGTCGGGGTGTACAGTGCGGCCGACTATTCTGATGACGTTAACTTCCTGTATGAACGTGGGCTTATGGGCGGAAAGTCTACAGGATTCAAAGATTTAGATAGCTTGTACACTGTCCTGCAAGGGCAGCTAACGGTAGTCACCGGCCTGCCTGGGTCAGGTAAAAGCGAATGGGTTGATGCGGTAATGGTTAATCTGGCTGAGCAACATGACTGGAAGTTTGCTGTTGCTAGCTTTGAAAACCCACCGCCTCTGCACATCATCAAGCTTTGTGAGAAGCGAGCGCGGTTGCCTTTTTTTGAGGGGCGTAACGAGCGCATGACAGAGGATCAAATGGCAGAGGCTAGGTCTTGGGTTAACGATCACTTTGCTTTCTTGGATTCTAAAGATGGCGAACCGGCTACAGTAGACTCAATCATAGAGCGAACCAAGATGGCCGTGCTAAGACTGGGGTGCAGAGGTTTGGTCATAGATCCGTATAACTACATTGCCCAAACCCAAACCGAAAACGAACATCAGTCGATCAGCGAAATGTTAACTCGTATGGTTCAGTTCGCACGTAGTCACGATCTGCACATATGGTTCATCGCACACCCTGCAAAGATGAGGGCTAACGACGCTGGTAAAATGCCGGTGCCAAACGGTAATCACATCAGTGGATCTGCTGCCTGGTTTGCTAAAGCAGATTGCGGCGTCACTGTGCAGCGCGAGGGTGACCACATTGCAGTGCACTCATGGAAATGTAGATTCAAATGGGTTGGGACTGTCGGTGAATGCAAGCTACAGTATGACCCTGTGTGCGGTAGGTATCTTGATTGGGAAGGTCACTTTGATCCAAACGATCCTGTAACATGGCCCCAAGACCGTCGCAGGGACTGGAATGAAACAGAAAAAGACTGGGACATCAGCTTCTGACGTTAACATCAATGATGTTGGCAACCCAGGCACACACCTCAAGCATCGCGTGGTGTTGGAACTGGATGATGGCGAAAAGATTAGCAGAGCCAGGGTAGCTGATCAGTTGGCGATTGATCGTATGTTGTTGGCTGATCAAATCAACGCGAGTCAGCACCGTGCAGCGGAGTATCTGTTGGGTGTGTTTTTGAATGCAGGGGTGTTTGTCAGAACGGTTAACTTCAGCGCTATAAGATCTACATCTAAGAGCAAGGATCAATACACCCACGGTCTTATGCGGTTACGCGACATCACCAAGGTGTTGTCAGAAGAGTTTAGTGATCGGGATGTAAGCTTGGTTTACGACGTTTTGATTAGGGACATTGACTTGATTGGCGCTGACCTTGCTACATTCGGGGCGTGTTTAGATGCGGTGGACGCCGCCATGTTTTCTGCATAGAATTTAGTTCTGATGTCAAGCTAGCCCCCCGCATTGCCCCGTATCCACTTAGGTGCGTGGGGGCTGCTTGTTTCTTAATGTTAGCCCCGCCTTCGGTCACCCTGACGGGAAAGGGTTCGAAACGACCTCTGCCGCACAAATTGCAACAACGAGATTGCGACATCAGCCTTGACCTAAACAGTGCTGCCTAATCCAATACAACTGACCCCCCCATTTCATGCCCACCAGCGGCTTCTGCGCCCTCATCGAGAGCGTCCAAAATCCCTAACTTGCTGATGGGAATGTCGAGGGTTGTCACTGTAAAACCATCATGTTCGTGAGCCGCGACTAGATCGGCTTTTGCTTTTGCTATTTTCTCTTTGCTCGTTGCGAAATATCCAACGCCACCAATTTCTACTTTATAAAGTTTCATTTGTTTGTCTCCACTTAAAACTACCCTTTCGTTTGGAAATGCGTGGGATGTGATGATTGGGTGCTGAATGATAGGCTTGACACCACTTCATCATCACTGTTTCTCAGTAGGTGCTAGTCAGGGAACATAACAACCCTAACTAACAAAGCCCTGACGCCCACGCTCGCCTGAACCGACTGCAAGCCTCACAATATTTTAGTACGTCGCTTGATCGTTACGGAACTAATCGTCACGTTATCGGACTGCAACAGGTGCAGAATATTCCTGACCTTTACCATTCCAATATCTAAGTGTTGCTCCATAAGGCCCATATTCCCGTCTGAATCAGACAGTGCAACGGTCATGTCGTAACGGTCTCCTTCAACTTTTTTTGGCGGCAGCGGGTCAGTAATTGTGCTGGCAAGCCTCAATATTTCTGCCATGTCATCCATGATTGTCATAGCTCGCCCTCGCACATTTCGCAAATAGATACATAGTTCCACCCATCCTCATCCTCTTGATCGAAGGATGTCATTTCGCAATTGTGGATCGGGCAGTACTCCGCATCAGGCTGGTTAAAAGGTGCCGCCGGATTGCTTAAATCCTGCAACTCTCTCAGTCGATCTACACTTCTCATCGGACTAGACCTCTGTGCGCACTGCGAAGACGGTAGACACTTCGATTTCTGCATCTGGAAATTCTCCGCATTTGTTATAAAGATCTTGAATCTGACCGGCGAGGGTAATGACTTCATTCATCCTCTGCCGTAGCTCCTTCTTTTGACGGCGATCAATCTGATCACGGTTTTCAATCAGGTACTCTTGCTCCATGAGCACCTGCTTTTCAGTCTCCACTTCGGGGTGATACCAGTGCTGGCCTTCCTCATCTTCTTTTATAAGCTTCCAGTGCGGCGATACCTTGTAGGCATACCTATCACCTGATGCCTTATAGCGATAAGTTTCGGGCAGTTTGGTGTTCCAACGCATGCCGCCTGTCAGGTCAGGGATGGGGATAGTGCACACTCGTTGCTTGGGCAGTCTTGCGTAGTCTGCGTCATATCCAGTGGTGCAGATCTTTATGTAGGCATCGCTTGAGGCCATCCAATCGGAGTTGGCTGGATCAACTGTCTGATACTTTTCTCCCTCATCACCAATCTTTATGGCGTCTTCGATGTCCATTTGCTCATAGATCCTACGGGCCTCGACATATCTCAATCTTAGATCCTCGCGCTCACGGCGTTCACTCTCAATTGTTCTGTCCTTGCTATCGATTATCTCTGCCTGTTTAAGTATTTTTTGCGCAAGACGCTCGTTCTTTTTCACTAGCTCAGATTTTGTTGGTGCTTTCATCACAGTTCCTCTTTTCGTTTTTTCAGTTCTTTGTGGCAATGCACAAGGGTTTTGACTAAGAACTCTGCGCTCCTAGTCGTTGGGTGCTTGCATAAAATGGCCGCAGTCATCATCAGCAAGTCTTCGACAAGCTTGGTTTCCAAGCCTTCTATTTCGTTTAGGTCTAACTCATCGCTCATCTGTCGGCGCTCCATGCAAGACCTTTTGTGATCGGGTCAACGATCAGGCTGTAAGAGCTGATCGGTTGTTTGGTTTTGGGGTGCACCTGGGTGACCCTAATATCGTAGGCGCCGTCGGCGGCGATCTTTTCGGCACGCGCAAATGCGTCCACGCTATCGTTTAACGCGCCCATTGGCCCGTACTTGTCGCCGCGCAGCACCTCAATCACAGGGGCATGATCCTTTTGGCTCATGCGCTCATCGCTCGCCAACAGGTAGTAGCTGATCCGATAGTTAGGCATTTGCATATTGATCTCCCAGTTGCTGATATCGCCGATACAATTTAACTAGTCTCGCGTTTTGATCAGGCGTTTTGTTTGGTATTGAGTAGAGCTTTTTAATCTGCTCGCGTACTGATTTCTTGGCTTGATCGATCATGGCTGCACTTCCTTGAAATAGTTTTCGATTGCACGTTTGGTCGCTTTTGCCGACTTAATCAGCGCAGCTAGAGGACTGCCGAACTCAGGGCGACCGTAGGATTCAGGATCAGCGTAATAATCTGCGTCGTCTAACAGCTCTGAAAGGTGTTCGCTGGTTGCGTCAATCCAGATGTGCGACTTCGTTTTCTTAACTACGGGTGGCGCTGGAAGATCGCGCATAATGTGGTCTTCGTAGAATGTCTTAGTAATTTTTATCGTTTGCATACATTTCTCCTAAGCAGCCTGCGATTGCGGCTGCATTTTGTGAAGGAAATCGACTGCTTTCTGGCTGAGTGTTCCAGCGCTGACGATATACTTAGTGTCGTTGTCTAATGCTTGCAGCCAGCTTTTTATGTACTGCAAATGATCCACCCGAATGCTGGGCGACACGTTCAGATCGGCACACAGCAGTGCTGCGCCTATCTCTGCGACCAGCTCTTCGTAGGCATAGCCTCGCTTGTTCTTATCACCTAGTCTGTCCATGCGTGACTTGTGACCCGTCCAATGCACCAGCTCGTGCAGCATGGTGCTGTAGTAGCATTCGGTCGCGGTGCTACTTTTAGTTGCTTTGAACAGTTCACGCTTTGGCATGGTGATCGTGTCAGTCGCAGGCCTGTAGAATGCTCTGCCCTCGTCCGACTGTAGGATCTCAGCTTGAGTTGATGCTATGAACTCGTCCACTAGCGGTAGGGTATCGGTTGCGTCTTGCTTATCGATCTGTGGTGGCTCCCACGGCTTGGCAGGGATTGGGTGCTTGTCACGCTTGCCGACTTCGGTTCTGACCGAATCCTTCACTGTGTCCCATCCCCACACTGGGTAAGTCTTAAACCCGCCAAGTCTGTTCTCCAGTATCTTGTCGCCGCTTAGATCATCTACGCGCTCACTCTTGTACATGCGCGGCTGCGACAAAAACAGATCAGCAGATGCACCACTGGGTACCTGATACCCAAGCCTCTGCCAGCCCTCATAGGTGCTGTAGAAAGTTATGCCCCTGAGCATGCATAGAAGCGCGTTAACGCCGCTCGCACGGTGATCAGTGGCTGGGTTATAGGGGCGCCCGTAGGCGCCTGAGAATGGCAGCACAAAGTCTTCGCTGCGCACGTTTTCGTTTTCCATTGCATCGACAATCGCCTGCAATGACTCTGTGAGTTGGTCATTCATTCGCTGACCGTGATCAATTTTCGCTTTCATTTCAGTCTCCTATTTGGATGTGGTTCGTAGGCTGACTTGAAGTAGTAGCCCTCAAGCTTTGGTGATCCGCACTTGGTGCGGTTTGATTTACGTGAGTCCCAAGTGTCGCGCACAACACCGCGCTGCACGCAGACAAAGTGACGAGGTATGCACGCGATCACTATCACATCGATCAAGCGCAGATACATAATGTCTGACAGATCGCATAGATATTTGTTGGGGGTTAGAGACAGTCGGTAACCGCGATCAGTGAGGTACTTGTGGAGCACCGGCACAGGGGTGCCATTGTTACATGATCGCTGCAATCCGCCGGTCATATCTTGCAGTAGTTCGTTCAGCTCAGCCTTGGTTTTGCGGTAACCCTGATTCTCTGCGATTGCAGCAGCGCGTATTCCGCAGTCAGCAGAGTTGGCTTTGCCCAGCCCCGCATCTGCCTTGCCGCCATCGCTGTACATGTATTTCATCATGCTGCGCTCTCCTCTTGATCGATTAGTTGCTCCCATTCCTCGACAGACAATTGCTTGCCGTTGAGTTTGCGGATGAATAGACGGGTGCCTTCTGCGTAGGCGTCTTTACGCCAATGCCCAGCGAAGCAACGTCCGCCCTTGTTTAGCGGTTGCCCTGCATCTAGCCATGCTTGGTGCTTGCGACTCGACTCCTCACTGAACCGCTTTTCGACTAGCTTGATTGTCTGCCACGCTTCAGGATCATGTCGCAACTCGCGGATCTCAGCGTGGGACATGAAGGGACAAAAGACGCAGCTCGACTTGGCGACTGTCACGCCATGCGCAGCGAGCAGGTTTAGGCAGTCTTGGCGCGTCATGCCCATGTTTTGGAGCGGGTATTCGTAGGTGGCTGTGTCACCCTTGGGTGGGGTGAACGCCTCTGTACGGCGCCCCTCGTTGGCCTCAATCCCTATTAGGTAGGTGATCGGCTGATCAGGGTAATTTGTGCTGACCCATTTCTGGATCACATCGCCCTTGTATTTCTTGCTGCATACGTGCGATCCGCCAGCCATGACCGGCACGATTCCTAAACGGGTGACCCATTCGGTGATGGTCTCAGTGGGGTTACCGTTCTTGTCTGATCGCCGCACGATATGGAACGGCAGCTCTGCGTCTTTGCATAGGTCAGCAAAAAACTGAATGTTGTCGTAGGTGGCTCGCGACTCTGCGCCAGTGTCCGCGAACACGACTGCATCGATGCCAAGGTTTGCAACCATCAGATGGTGCAAGAGTATTGCTGAGGAATCGACTCCGCCGCCAAATGATAAAACGCGCATTAGTTGTTACTCCATATAGACATGACACCTTCGGTGCGAACCCATTCAAACGAGTCGATGATGTTGGCGCGGCTCTTTTGGTCGATGTGGCACCAGAACTGATAAACGTCGCCTTCCACGATTTCGCCATGTCGCAACCCGTTGTGTATCTCCCAAGCCTCGCTGCTATCTAATTTGGTCTCGACTACGACTTCGCCGGTTAAAGGATGACCGTGGTCGTGGTTGCTCAAAATTAAACAGTCAGACACATGGCCCAGCTTGATTAGAAAACTAGGTGCGCCGCAGAGACCGGAAGCTATACGAGCCAACCCATAGATCTCTTTGATTCTGCCTGTGATTGTTATGTATTCCATTTTCAGTACTCCGTTGTTGTTGGTGCTTAAAGGTTAAATCCATATCTCGCTGCTGCGTCAGCGTAGATATTTAGAATCGCTGGGGATGGTTCTATGTCCAACCGATTCAGTACCTGTCGGCACATTGCAGGACTCATATCGAACCCCATCACCTGATCAGCCAAGTACTGGCAAATATCTGCGTCGGTTCCCCATGCGGGGGCTTTCGTTTCGATTTGTAGTTTTATGTATCTGATCTCCTTAACTAAGCCGTCCTCTGACATGGTCACGTTTGGATCGATGATTGGCTCGTGAGGATTGAAGCTATCGCTCTGTTGGTGATCGATATCGTCGGTGTGGTTCTCTGGGGTGACCAGATCTATCTGGGCGTTGACCTTGGTGATCATCTGCTTAACTGCGTTAGCGATCTCGCTCTGGGGTAGCTGCGCTTCTAACTCGCATGCTGTTGTGTGGCAGTCCTCTTCGGATCGCTGGTGCTTGCGGTACACGGCAGTGTCATACAGATCGATGTCATCTAAGAAAGCCTGCATATCTACGTGATAATCGACGCGCCGCAGCGCTGCGATGTACTTGCGCACTGTGACTGC